TTGAATGTTTCCATCTCTTCAGCGATTTCTTGAGCTTTCTCTTCCTCAATTCTCTCTACCTCTGGACGAATTTTTGATTTAACTGCAGCTTCAAAGATAGTTGCAGCTTTTTGTTGGAACTCTTCTGAAAGGTCTTCACCTTGAACAAGTGCATCAACGTCTTCTTTAACATTAATAGATGCAAGTCTTTTCTCAATGGCTTCTTTTGCTTTATTTAAACCATCAAGTTCTAATTGTTCTTCTGTCGGCTCGTGGCCACCTTCCATTGCCTTATAAGTTGCAACAAGGTCAGCTTTACCCATTTTCATGAGTTTCTTGTCCATTGCAGCTTTAAGTTCCATTTTAGTCATTTTTTCTGGGTGCATATCTTCTTTATTGTGATGTGCATTTTTTAAGATTTTTACGTCTTCAGCCATGACTTTTTCTTCAACACCATGTTTGAATTGAACGTCATACCACTCTACATTTCCATCATCATCTGGAATTGCGTGTGAACCATGAACTGGCTTACCTAATCCCCAAATCGGATGTTCCACAACTGTTGCACAGTCGTGGTCTTTAGAATGACATAACTCACGAATTTCGTCATCACTATAACCCTCGTATTGTGCTTGTAGTTTCATGGGTTTTTCATCTCCCTTAACTTTAACTGGAATAGAACCATCTTTTTTGATTGACTTTGCAGCAACTTCAGGCTTATCGCCCAAATCTTCTTCCTTATCTTCTTCAGCGTCTACCTTTTTCATTGGTTCAGCAGCAGCTGCGCCTTTTGTAGGAGCGGAAGAATCTTTTTTCATTTCTGCTTCATTCAAGTCATCAAGAACTTCTTGTTCTAATTCCTCGATTGTCTTGTCTAATTCTGACATTTGAAGTCTCCTTGATTTAATCCTTATTACATTATATTTATAAATTACAACTTTTTAAGGAATTTTGCGAAAGCCAATGCTTGGTAATTCGCTTTTCTGGAACGAATATTTTGTTCCATTTCGTCCTTGATTTCCGCCACATCTCGTTCTAAAATTATACCATTGTTCCAAATCCATTCCTTACCTTCCATAATACCCTCAACGAAGGCATTAGGTGCAGATGGGTCTGCAACAATATCAGCAGCGGTTGCCAAGTAGAAATCGTCTTTAACGTAGTTTGCACCATTCTTTTGTTCCAAACTACCCATACCTCTTGAAGAAACTGCGAGTTTACCACCATCATCCATAATATTTTTTACAATTTCACCCATTGGTGTTGACATTACTTTTGCCTCACCAACAAAATTTTTACCATCGGCCTCTAATTTAGTAACCATATGGGAAACTTTATCTAGGTTTACAGTTGGGCCATCTGGATGTCCTAGTTCCCCATACGCTCTATTTTGTTCTACAAACTCTTTGTTGTATCTTTTTACTTCTTTATTTAAAACCTCAAAAGGATATACTCTGCCATTTCTGTTTTTAATTTCAGATTGCATGAATACGCCTCGAAGCATATATTTCTTCTTACCAGTTTTTTCATCTTGTTCTGTAATGTATTCTACTTTATCAGTAAAATTTTCTGAAATTAATTTCATGGTCTTATCCTTTATGCGAGATTATTATATCCAGAAACTTTTCTTAATTTTAACCAGATAGTTCCTACAGATGCACTTCCATTTGTTAATAAAATATCACCAGTAACACCACTACCAGCATTATTTGGAATAGAAGGCATTGCTTGTGCGCCTACATTATATGCACCGTTTCCGTTAAGTGATAATGCAACAGTATTAGAAGTTGCATCAAATAAAATATTAGTTTGACTACCAGTTGTCCATTGACAAGCTACAATACTTAGTCTTGGGTCTGTTGCAGCACCCTCAAGTGCAGACGCATCAACAATACTTGCGTTAGTATTAGTTCCAGTTGTTGTTACCTTTACAATCGTTTCAAAACTTTTGTCTGATAGGATTATTGCACTTACCGCCATCCATACTCTCCTAGCATTTCTCGTTCAAAGTATTTATGTAGGTCTTTTTCCCCCACTTTATACTTACGAGCTACGTCTTTTATAGTTTTTTCAAAAGTATTTAGGAAATCGGAAGGTTTAGCATCCATTTTCTTAAATATATCATCAACTGCCTCTTTCATTTTAGGAGACAGTTTCCGATATTCTTTTGTACGTTTATGTTCGTCCTTTTCAGGCAAACTAATTTCGTTAAACTGTATCGTCATCTTCCTCAACTTGTGGAATATGTTGTGTAACCATTGTGTTGGCAACTTCTTTTCTTCTAATTTCTAGTGCATCACCAACCTTGGTACTAATTGAACTTTTGAATTGTGCCTCAGCACTTAAATTATCGTCAGATGCAATTGCATCAATTATTTCTCTAGTCATTTTTATCCTCACTAATTGTTGGGTCATGGGCCATCATCATATCATCTTCACCCCCACCCTCATCTTCAATTTCTTTCTTCATAGCTTCAATCTCTTCATCTGTCTGACGAAGAATATTCTTTTGAACCCATCTTTCAGAAAAGAACTTTCCAATGTATGGTTCTACTGTACCTACCATATCTATGCGTTCTCTCAAAATCTCTGCATCACGCAGTTCTGCGAAATGACCATCTTGTAAAAAGTCGTATGCAATATGTTCTTTCATTGCATCCCATTCTTCTTCAGCGATAACGCCAGTAAGAACTAATTGTGTTCTTAGAATATCATGAAATAATACAGTAAACTTCTTTCTTAATCTTTGTACGAACTTTGTAAATTTAAGTTCATCTCTTGTAATTTCTGTAGACCTACCAAGACTAAAATTACTTTCAGCTTCCATTCTTGAAATAGGAACATTTAAAGACCTATACAGTTTTCTCTGAAAATAAACAATGTCATCAATCTCACCAAGATTAGAACCGCCAGGCAGTGTGGTAATTTCTGTACCCCTACCACCTTCTCTTCTAGGAAGCCAGAAATCTTCTAACATAGACATATGATTTCTGTCATCACGAATTTCACCAGTAGATGCGTCATATACCAGTTTGTTACGATAACGATTCATAACATCTTTTAGGTATTGTTCTGCTTTAATCTTTGGAAGATTACCAACATCAATATAGAAAATTCTACGTTCTGGTGCTCTTGAAATACGATAGATAACAAGACTATCTTCAATCATTCTCAATTGATTTACTGGTTTGATAGCTTTATGTAAATACGATAAAACTGTACCTCTGTTCTGGTCAATCAAACCAGACGGACAGTATGCAATAGAATCTTTTGTAATTTTTAATCCATTACTTACAGAACCACCAGTTGAAATTCCATGTTCATTGTAGATAAAAAACTCTTCAGTTTTTTGTTTTTCCTCTACACCAGTGATAGGATTAGGTTTACCAGAAA